GGTACAGCCTGGTGGCTTTGATGGAACTACTAATACTGCTGCATTTGCCGCAGGTGGTTCCAAAGCTACTCTAGCTACAGCTGATATGGCAATGGCAGGTAGAAAGAAAGTTCTCGGACTTGACACAACAACAATCTCAACCGTATATGGTGATATAAACTTAGTTCGTAATATTCACTTGGATGGCACTAACGTTGCCCTTCTTGGTGTTAATATGAAAAACTGTTCATATCGTCCCTTGGTCGGAAACGGAATCAATCGAGATACTTCAATTTACGTTGGAGTTCAAACACTAGAAAACAGTGGTGTGGACCGCAGAGTAGATCAAATTCTTACCGAAGCTGGTATGGAATTTAGTATGCCTGAATCTCACGCTATCTGGACACTATAAGGAGGTATGAAAAATGGCTAATCCTTTATATGGACAGAATAAAGCTGATGGTCTAATTGACAATCAGGTTGGTGGGTGTTTTATGGTAGATCCTGCTGGTACAGATGGATCAACAGGAACTCCAACTAAGACGTTGACAGCTGCGGATTCTGGAAATACATACTTTATTAACATTGCTGCTAATACTGTATATGTAGAACTTCCAGCTCCTGCGGATGGATTGAAGTTTAAATTCATCTTGCATGTGCTATCTGATAATGAAGCATCTAAAGACTTTGTTCTTCAGACAAGCGCAGATGCTGTAGATATTCAAGGACATATCTTTGAAGATCAGGCAGCTTTAACAGAAATAACTGCTGATACAAGTATGGTTCAGTGGGATACTTCTGATGGAGCAGCAACTGTTGGTGATTGGATTGAAGTGCTTGCATTTGACGGCCATTGGTATGCAACTGGAGTGGCTAATACAGCTGCTGCTATTGACATTGCCGATGCCAGAGCATAAATCATAGTTAGCAATAACAATCAAAGCCAAAACTCTCTCTCGTGGGTTCTTGACTCTCCTCGAGAGGGAGTAGCGGCTTTTTAACAAGGGGACTTAAATGGCAGATTTTCAAGAACAAGTAATGGGAATAACAGGTCTCACTATAGATGGTAGTTCTACTGCTCCTAGTAGGTCTGAATTTTCTACATTTTTAAATGATGGTGTTATTGATGTTACTAATAGATGGCTTCTCGTTAGGCCTCAAGATATAGAATTGTTTGTTAGAGAGAGTTCAACTACAGCCTCTAATGGACTTGATATAGGAGGAGCTGATGTAATATCTGTCCTCAGGGAAGCAGGTGCAGATGGTGATACTGATGGTAGTTCTGCATGGAGACCTTGTAGAAAAATTCCAGCTTCAATGCAATCAAGAGTAGTAGATACTGAAAGTCTAAATTTTGCTTCTAAATATAATCCCGCATATGCAATTGATAATAATGGAGGTATTAATGTATATCCTATTCCAGATGGGACTGATGATGGCTTTAGAGCATATTATGTAAATAATGCTCCAGAAGAAACAGATGGGACAGCATTAGATCATGCTAGTACTGGTATTAAATATTTCCCTAAAAATAAAGTTTACTTAGTAGTTATATATGCAGGCATAAAATCTTTGCAGTCAAATTTAGGTGCTACAGGTATATCTACATTTAGTTTAAGTGCCTCTGCGCCAGGAACTCCTAGCGATCCAACTATATCTTATAGTAATGGTTCTTTGACTAGTGATATAGCTGTTGCTCAAGATGCTATAGTTGTTGCTCAAGATTCTATAACCGTCGGTCCTACTGATGCTGCAGGTACTAGTGATACAGACGCTCCATCAGATGCCAGTGGAGATAGTAGTTCTGCCTATGTAACACCAACAATTACTACTGGATCTTCGTTAACAATAATGGATGCTGTTGCTGGTGAAGAAACTCCATTAGGAACAGATGCAGATTATGATAATTGGGCTCAATGGTTTAATGTATTAGGAGAATTGATAGAAGATGAAGAGGATAGTGAACTAGCACAAGCACAGATAGGAAAGATTCAGGCATTCATTCAGGCGTTTCAAGCTGAGGTACAAGATGCATCAGCTGCTATGCAGGCTACTATTCAAGATGCACAGCTTGCAACTCAGGCTTCTATAGCTAATGCCTCTAATGATGTCTCTACTAATAATGCTTCAATGGGTACTTTAATCCAGGCTTCAGTTGCTAATGCTTCTAATGATACGCAAGCATCTATAGCTAAAATGCAACAATCGACAAGTGCAGCTACAACAAAGATGGTTCAGTCTACTACGGCAGCTATTCAAAAGATGTCCCTAGCTACAAATGTTAGCCTTCAAAACGCTGCTAAAACATTAGAAGCCTCAATACAAGATTATTCACAAGAAATTGCATTATTCCAAGGGGAGCTGGGGAAATACCAGGCACAAATTGGTGCAGAGATTCAAGCCTATCAGCAAGAAATAGCTGAGAAAGGTACAGAATATCAATGGATGACTGCTAGATTAAAAGATTTAAAAGAGGAGTATGACAGAGCATTTTTACTGGCAGCTCCTAAACAACAACAAGCAAGAGCGTAAAGGAGAATCAATGAGTAAGTCAGTAATCAAAGAGAAAGAAGTAAAGCTTTCCGATAATCATGTAACAGAATTAGATGTCGACTTTAAAGGGAAGACAAATGATGAGTTAAAAGAGGTTCGGGACACTTTAGTTACTCAATTAAACCAGTATCAGACAATGACAATAAAAGCTGCTGGTGCTATTGAAGTTTTAAATCAACTATTGCCTGAAGAGGATGATAGTGAAGGTTAATGAACTTATGGAGCGTGTTGGCATGACCCAAACAGGTCGTGCCCTTGCGTACATTAAAGATGGTTTAGATGAGATGAATATGATGGCAGAAACCCATGTTAATGTTGAACGTATAGATATTACTGCGGATCAACGATATTATACTATGCCTATGGATGCTATTAAGATAATTGATATTCGTTGCAAACATCACGATAATAGTGATAGCAAATATAGAAGCGTTCCTAGAAGTATACATAAACCCCCTACTGAGGATGCAGATGGCGTCTAAAAGAAAATATGCATATTATTTACGTGGCAATCAAATAGCCATTATAGAGGAAGGTTTAGGCTCTGGAGTCTGTAGCCTTTCTGGTTATAGTAATCAAACAACTTGTGAAGCTGCTGGAGGGACCTGGACTGAGAATGCTACAGGTACTGATGATGGTGTATATAGAAGTCCTACTGCTACTGTGGCTGATGGTTTAGAGATAGAATACGCATATAGTCCTAGATATTTTATAGAATCTACAGATACTTCTACTACTACTGTTTCAGGATGGGATCAAGATAATGATGGTAACTTTAGACTTCGTGCCTCAGGTAGTACTAATTGGACATCTTCTCCTGATTTAAGTAGCGTTACTCATATAGTTTTAAGAAATGCAGGTAGATGGAATGGTATGCATAAGGTTTCATCTGTTACAAATAATAGGATAGTTACTACTACTAAGGCTTCAACTTCTACATCAGAAACCTTATTTGAAGAAACGGTAACTTTATATTATGATGTAAATGTTTTAAATGATGAGTCAGATACTATAGATCTACCAGAATATCTAGCTAAGGCATTAGTATATTATGTTAAGGCTAAGATGGCAGAAGATCAAGGAGATATGGAGAGAATGCAATATAATGAAGTACAATTTAGAGCATTAATGAATAGATATGAGAATTCCAGAATCTGGGGTTCTAGAAGAGTAGCTCCTGGAATCGGAGCAATAAGATAAGGAGAATATAATGGCAGTTACAGTTAAAGTTATAAGAAATCAGAACCCTAAGCATGATACTGCGGGAACTTCAGAATATGCAGCTGCAATAGATGCTGCTATTGGAGCTGTGCTCCCTGCAAATGTAGATATTGCATCAGCATGGGATTCAACAACTAATTCTATTGTTACTACAATTGTATTAAATGATAATTCATAATTATGAGAAATTCTACTTCACCAAGCATATCATTGTTTGACCAGTTAGGTGCTGGATTAGATGTAGTAGGACAGGTTCCTGTACCTAAGTATCATCGCTATCAGCATGAGGATGCAGCTGAAGGAGAGATAGCACCTTCAGAAGTACCTGCAGAGCCCTTAGAGTCACTACCTAATAATATGACTGATATGAAATTTACTCATTCTCTTATTAAGCATTTAGATATGTTGTATAATAGAATGCTTGCAGGAGAAATCTCTGATATTAATAATGAATCACAGGTTAATGAAGAAACTATAGATATAGCAGGTGTTCCTCATACACAGAAACATTCCTATTACAATCCAGGGAATAGTAACGTAACTGAGAGTTTCTAATGCCTCAGCCTAAGGTTAATATAGCAGGCTCTGATGGAAGTTTGGTTGGAGTAACTGGTGGCAAATTAGAGGTTGAACTTGGAACTTCCCCCACAATTGATATTGGTGATATACAAATTAAAGGATATGCTACTGTTGGGCAATTTGCTTTAAATGTAAGAACTGTTGGTGGAAGTGGCCCAACTCGATTACCTGATAATGATTGTAAACATGCCGATATAATGGCAAATATATCCAATACAGGAATAGTATATATAGGGATAACTGGTGTTTCTGCTACAACTGGAATTGCTTTATATGCAGGAGATGTTTATAGTGTAAATATTGAAAATACCGAATTATTATACGTACTCCCAACTGTAGATAATGAAGATATTAATGTGGTATTTTATAACTAATGGCTAGTAACGTAACAAGAGACCATCATAATCTTCGGAGAAATCTAAAGCTTAATGATAACTTCATCTCTAATGATGGAGAAGCTTTGGGTATTAATATGGCTGATGAGGGACATGTGATGATAACTAGTGATCAGAGTCCTTGTAAGTTTACTCTTAGTTCTAAAGTATCCTATGGCAATTCTGTTATTAACTTTGGGACTAATCTTACTGTAGGTGGTTCTAATGTAGATGGCAGGATAGGATTTGGTAATGATAGCACTGCCACAGACAGGTCTCTTACTTTTCAAATTGCAGACACAGGCGAAACTCAGTTTTTCTTTGGTAATGGTAAAATGATGATAGGTAATGCTATCTCTGGATTGACTCCAAGTGCTCGTTTAGAGATAGAGAAGGTTACAAGTTCTGGTCAAGGTAGTGATCCAGGTGAACTAGCAAAGGGAGTAGCCCAACCAGACCTTACTACCCCTAATCTAAGGCTTAGTTATGATCGGTGGAAGTATGTAGATTTTGATACTGGTATTAATGGAGCTTTGACTATTACTACAGTGGCTGACGATAACTGCCTTACTGGTGTTGACGATTTAACAAGACCAGGTAATCATGATGCTTGGGAGATAAATAGAACTTGGAACGTGCAAAATGGAGTAACTAGTGGCTCTGGTGATCGTGAAAAATTTAAAATAGTGACTGATGGTGATGGCTATACTACATTTACTTTAGTTCAGGGTGGTCGTAATTTTGCTGTAGATGAGACTATCACCTTTACTGACCCAGGAGAGACAGATAATACTGCCGTATTGACTGTTGCGAGTATATCTAGTGTTGCCGATATCATCTTAGCTCCTGATGGCAATGTAGGTATAGGTAATTCAGTACCAGGAAGTGACTTAGAAATTAGTAAAGTATCTGGTGATGCTTCTATTGAATTGAGTGCTTGGTCAGCAACAGATGGTGATTCTGGGACTTTAATATTTCAAAAATCAAGTATAGCAACTGTAAATACTTTTGGAGATGGAGCTGGAACTGCTGCTAGTGAGACATTGGGACGTATTGAAGCATGGGGGACAACTCAGGATGGTACTGCTGCTGATGATATTGCAAAATTATCTTCCTATATTGAGTTTTCTAATGACTCAGCTTCACGTGAAGGAACTGTCCCAGGTAAGATGATTTTTGCAGTAGCACCAAATAGTGATAATGCTACTCCAGCTGAAGCAATGAGGATAACACAAGCTGGCAATGTAGGCATAGGAGTTACAGACCCAGATACTAAGTTTGAAATATTTGGAACAAGCAATTCTTTACAACAAAAGTGGTCATATGATGCTGATAGTTTTGCTTCTATGGCTGTCGTAGATGCTAGTCACACAACTATAGCTACTGGAGAATCTGGTAATATAATTCTTGATGCTGCTGGTGATATTCGTCTTGATGCAGCAGGTGGTGATATTACTATTTTACAGGCAGATGTAGCCATACCACCAGATAAGAAGATTACATTTGGTAATACTGGTGAATATATTACAGGGGATGGTACTGATTTAGATATTGTTTCAAGTGGTACTATGCTGATACAGGCAGTAGGGGATATAGATATGTTTCCTTCAAGTGGACAGGATGTAAACATATTGGCAGGGGCATCGAATAAAGGAATAATTTTAAATAGTGGGGCAGCTGGGGTTACTTATATACAAATTAATAATATATTTGATGAAGCTGATTATTTCAAAATCAGCTGTGCAACGAATGGTGCTACAACTATTGCAACTGTTGATGATGGTGCTGATAATGCTGATTTAACTTTAAATATTGATGGCTTTATAGATATGAATAGTGCATCAGGTGAAAATATTACACTTGATTCGGGTGGTGATATTACCTTAGATGCTGATGGAGATAATATAACAATGTTAGCAGGTGGTACTGGTAGCGGATTAGACTTTATACAATCAGGTACTGGCGATTATACCATAAAAAACTTAACTTCGGATAAAGATATTATCTTTAATATTAATGATGGTGGCTCTGATACAGAGATAATGAGACTTGATGGAGATGTGAGTAGCCTACTTATTGCATCTGGGAAAAAAATTGCTTTTGCAGATTCAGGTGAAACTATATCTGGAGATGGTACTGATTTAACTATTACATCAGGTGGAGATGTTACTATTGATGCAGAGGGTGACATTGTTTTAGATGCACAAGGTGGTAATATTACTCTGTTAGATGGTGGTTCAACTTATACACCTTCAGCTACTTCAGATGCTACAACCAAAGCTTATGTAGATGCTAATATGTATCACTTTATAAGAGTAGGATTTGATTATAGTTTCACGGCTGGAACAAAAATATATTTGCCAATGGCAGGAGCAGAAAGTCTTAGAGAAACTACAACATTAATAGGTAATTCTGAAACTATGTGTTGGCTTTGTCCTTTTGATGGTTCTGTAGAAAAGATAATAGTAAGGTCTGAAGCAGTTTGTGGTTCAACAGTAATTGGTTTACATGTAGGAGCAGGAGCATTACTCGAAGTTCCAAGTGCTATACCTACAGTATCAGTAACAGTAAATATGTCAGTAGATAATACAAGTTATACATTTGATTTTGCAGGAGCAGGTTCAAATACATTTAATGCTGGAAATTTTATAGTATTTAGTTTTGACCCTACAAATGATGCAAATGATACACATCTTATAATAGTTTTAAAACTTGATACTTCAACATAATGTTAGATACACTTAAAACAACAGGAGCAGGAATGGTATGAACAAGTCTATAAAAAAGATTATAAAATTAGCATTACAGCATCTTGGCTTAGATTCAGAAGATGCTAGAGAAATGTTGTATGTTACTGGCAAGGCTGAATCGGGCTATAAGACATTACAACAGTATGGTGGCGGTCCTGCGTTAGGCTTTTTCCAGATGGAGCCAAATACTGCCATAGACATCTGGGATAACTATGTAATGTATCGACCTAAATATAGAGATAAATTATACTCTTTAGGCTTCGATGATAGTAATGTTGAATTCTGTTTGTTATCTAATATCGGATTACAGGCAGCATTTTGCAGGCTTCACTATCGAAGAGTCCCTTCAGCCCTGCCAAAAGTTTCTGATCTAGAAGGCCAGGCGAAATACTGGAAGAAGCACTATAATACAGTGAAGGGTAAGGGAACCGTTAAACATTTTATGGAGATGAATAAGTAATGAATCTACTAGACACTTTAGCACAGAATCCCATTATAGGGGCAGGAGGTAGCCTAGGAGGCTGGATCGGTAGTTTGGTGATCACAACCCCCATATTCCAATTTTTATCGGCTTTATTCGGCACTGTCATTGGTTTAGTGACTATTATAGGGATTATTGTAAGATTTATAAAACAACTAAAGGAGAATGCATGATATGTCCAAAGTGTACATCTATACTTATAAAGAAAGAAGGGACACGGAAAAGAAAGACTGGGACGATACAGGAATATAGCTGCAATGCCTGTAATAAATGGTTTTCAGTTCCTGTAGAAAACAATACAGAAGAAGGGGCGAAGCATGTATTTATGGAAGATGTTGAACCTGGGAATATCCTTGAGTACAAGACCGATAAGGTATTTCGATTGCACTGTGCTACCGATATACATCATGGGGCTAATGAGCATCATTATGATAAGTTTAATGAACTTATAGATGAGGTAGATTCAGATCCTAATGCGAGGTGGATAATGAATGGAGATAATATAGAATTAATACCTCCCAACTATAAGATATCGCAAAGAGGTCAATCAATGGAGCCAGATGAACAGCATATATCGTTCATCAAGAGAGTTGAGCATATAGCAGACAAGCTATTGTTTATTAGAGGTGGAAATCATGATATGATACGTTCTATTAATTTATTAGGATTTGATGTATCAAGAGTAATGGCTGATATGTTAAAGGTACCGTACTTTAGAATGCCAGGATATACAAGGATAAAGGTAGGAGATGCGAGATGGTATTTTGTATCAGGGCATGGTAAGAGCGGTGGCAAGAATGGCGATTTGGAATTGGATAAGATGGCTGCAGTATATAGTGATGGTGACGTTTTCTTTTTAGGACATAATCATCAATTGTATACTAAACCATTAGATAGTTTAAAGGTATTAGAAGATAAAGAAGGAGTGCGTAGACGGTGGTATATCAGAGGTGGAAGTTTCTTGGAATATGCAGATTATGCAAGATATTCATTCTATCCTATGGTAAGAACTGGATGGGCAACTGTTGAATTCGCAAAAGATAAGATAAGGGCATGGACAAACTAAAACATGGACAATTGGATACAGGATCTTGGAGTAGTCGGAGTACTATCAGTAGCGCTAATGTTTATACTAAGATATTTGACACAGACGCTATCCTGGGAGGTCAAGAACTTGCATGAAATACTTGTCAAGCTTATCGACAAAGTTAGTAATCTTAAAGAAACAATTGATAGATTGTTTAATCGGAGTAAGTAATGCAATTAAATGGGCACATCCACCTAGAAAATTTGTTAGATGTGAAGATTGTAAAACTAAAATAAAGGAGAAAGAAAATGCCAAAACCTAGACAATGTAATAAAATAAAGGATCCAGCAAAAAGAAAAAGATGTTTACAGTATGCTGGTGAGTATGCTAAAAAGAAAGGCTCAGCTACAAATGAAATGAGCAGAGTAAGATCATCTAAGCAGGGAGGATATTAGAATGGATATTATACTAGCAAATTGGGAGTATGTTTTAATTGGTATTCTAGCCATAGATAAGGCAGTAGCATTATCCCCAAGTACATGGGATGATCTTATATGGACTAGTATTAAGAAATCAATATTTAAAATAGTGGGGAAATAATATGTTTAAAATATTACTCGCGAAAGCTATAAAGAAGCATGGCCTTAAGGCAATACTCTTAAAAGTTGGAGATATGGCTGTAAAGGTTACTAAGACTAAAAAGGATGATAAGATTTGGGCTAAAGTGAAAAAAGTGCTAGAGGCATTATAATGCCAAAGCGGGTTCATAAGCTACTGAGCTTTCATGGTGGAATTAACGACAGTTCTGATCCTAGAGATATAGAAGATAATCAGTTTGTTGCATTAGAGAATGTTACAATTGATAAGCTTGGAAGAATTGTAGTTCTTGGCGATATGAATGCAGCTAAATCAAGTATAACTCCTGCAGGAGCTATTACTGGAGCAGGAACTGGACTTTTTGCTGTCACTACTGATTATGATGGCTTTCTTGATGGCGCAGCTGATGGTACTGGTGTTGTAGCCCCAGGACAGACATACTATCTTGTTGAAGATGCTAGTGGTATAATTGGTGTAGGAGAAGATACTGAAGCAGGAGGTGTAGATTTTACTAGTGGCGATACTGCTGGGATAAGTCATTATTATACTGGAGGAGCTCTCAGGCTAACAGATGCTTCTCATGCCAGTACAAAGCCTAAATGGCGAGGCTATGTTCCTGCCTATACTTATGGAGCTGATACTAGTGCGGGATATGTTAAAAGTGCAGGCACATTTGAGACTGAGATTGCAGAAATTAAAGGGTGCTTTGAAGAAGTAACATTAAATGATGGCACTGTGGCATGTAAGAATGCTATTATGGCTCAAACTTGGTCAAATACTGCTTATTCTGATCCTTCAAATAATTCATATCAATTAGGTACTCCTGGCTGGAGCTTTAATAATTGTCTAACTGATACTGGTGTGAATGACGGTACGGTAGCTGTTAGTGAACAAAGTGGTATGTTTTGGGGGCTTGGCCTGTCATATGCCGAATCTACTACCACATCTGCTGATGGTACTGGTACTTGGAACCCAGCAAATACTGTAAATTATAAATTTTACGTTACCACTATGTATGATGAAGGTAAGCAGGAAAGTATACCACAGTTATTTACTCACTTTCCTCATACTGATGCTAGCTATTATGGGGCATCATCAGATACTGGTGGCGCTATAGGTGATTATGGATTATCCTATATGACATTTATGAGTGGTAATCGTTCTGTTACTCCAGGAGTAGATGTCGCTGTATGGATGGCTCCAACATTAAAAATAAATCCTGGAAGTGATAGTACAAAATTTAATTTTGGCTCTGCTAATGCAGGAATTCAGACAGATACTGGTAATAAACGTATTTCAGGACTTAAAATTTACTGGGCAAGTAGTGATGATGGATATACTGACCTTTGGCTGCTTATGAATATAGATTTAGCAAAAGGAGTGGCTCCCATTGGATTGACAGGTGGTAGCGCAGGTCTTTCATATGCTCCGTGGGCATCTCACCAGAGAACAAATGAAGGTTATGCAAGTGGTCCTACTGGTGGCAACGCAGACAATTATAATATCAATGTTGATCTTGGCAATGTAGCTGAGAATAATAAATGGACTGGTCCACCTAAATTTATAACATATGAGATTGAAAATGGACATCCTCAGACAGATGTGATAAAAGTAGATTCATGGAAAACTGCCGTGGTAGCTAATAGGAGAGCATATTTAGGAAACGTACAGCAAGATGGTAAGAAGTATACTGACAGAATGTTAAAGTCTTCAGTTGGGCAATATGATAAATTTCCATCATCAGTTTCAAATATAGATGTAATAACTCATGATGGTGATTCAATTATCTCTCTTATGGAATATGCAGATAGAATTTTCCAGTTTAAGAAGAATGTTGTTTATGTTATAAATGTGGCTGGTAATTCGGAATTTCTTGAAGCAGAGTTTAAACATAAAGGTATTACCAATCCTGGTGCTGCTTGTAAGACAGACTTTGGAATTGCCTGGATTAATTCATATGGATGCTATATGTATGATGGAGAGAATGTGCAAAATCTATTGGTAAATAAAGGTATACAAGTGATTGATGCTGCAACTTGGAGTACTTTTATTTCTACCACAAATCATCATCGTATAGGCTATGAACCTTCTAGACAACAATTGATAGTTAAGACTGGTGCTGATGGTACTTCTGCTTATGTTTTCAGTTTAATAACTAAAGGCTGGACAAAGGCAACAGCGATGGTAACAGATGCTGATAGTAATTCAAACTTTATTAATGATCCTGCCGATGGAAGTCTTATGGTTTTTGATGATGGTGGTAATCAAGTAGATAAATGGAGCAATACTCCAGCAGTTACAGATGCTCCCATAGTTATAAAAACTAAAGATTTTGACTTTGGTGAGCCATCAATAAGAAAGAAGATATATAAAGTTTATGTAACCTATCAGGGCCATGGTGGGAAGATCACTATCAATTATGGTACAAATGGTGGGACTTGTAATGGTACATTTTTTATTACTGATGCTTCAGGTGCATCTACAGGTGCTAATGCAGCCAATGCATGTTTGGTTAATGCAGATACTGGAGAAGATGATTGGGTAAAGGCTGAATTAAAACCTTCCTCTTCAATTAATAATGTAAATAGCTTTCAGTTATTATTTGATGGGCTTACTACTGATGCGGATTTTGCAATAAATGATATATCAATAGTTTATAGAATGAAGAATATTAAATAATGAAAAGAGAAACTAGAAATCTACAGCATGAAAAAGGTGGAAGAATAAGGGAGGTTGATTACCAGCCTATACAATCTGACGGCCGAGATGGAGATGCTCGTATGTTTAATGAGGATCTATATATAAAGACTAAAGGCAGTTGGGTAAAGATCATGTCTGGAGATAAGATAATCAATCAAGAACTTACTAGAAATATTAACAATATTGTTTCTGAAGGAGTTCTTCAGCATTCTAGTTTAACTGGAGTTACAGCTAATCAACATCATCAGCAGGGACATGCTATTGATGGCGGTGATCATACTGGCTATTTAAGTGTTGCCAAAGGCGGTACTGGAGCAGAAACATTAACAGATGGGGGGATTTTATTAGGAAGTGGAACAGGTGCAATCACAGCCACAGCAGTTTTGGGTGATGGTGAAATTTTAATTGGTGACGGAACAACTGATCCTGTAGCACTTGATATTGGAAGCTCAACAGCAGTTACGATAGTTGGGACAATAGGTACAGGAGTTTGGGAGGGAACTGCCGTTGCCTCTGCTTATCTTGATACAGATACTGCTCACTTATCAGGTTCTCAGACCTTTTCAGGAGAAAAGACTTTTTCAGCCAATATTTTAATGGCAGATGACACTTCTATTGGTATAGCAGATGATGCTGAAAGAATAGAGTTTGACGGAGCTGGTGATATATCATTCTTAGGGTGTAATGTCGGTATTGGGGTTGATGACCCAGATATGGATTTAGAGATTAAAAAAACTTCTGCCAATGTTACACTTAAAATAAATGCTGCTACTGCTGCAAATGATTCACAGATTCAGTTTTGTACTGGAGATAGTGCTGATTGGCTAATACAGGTTGATGGGTCGGCAGCAAATGACCCTCTTCATTTTTATGATTATGAGTCAGAAACAAGTGTGATGGTACTTAATAATGGCAAAGTCGGTATTGGGACTGCTTCACCAAATCACATGCTCACTGTGGATGGAGATATATCAGTAAGTAATCAGATTAATTTTAGTGGACAGACAAATACTGATAATTTAATAGGACATATTAACTATAATGGTTATAATAATGGCACTACTCGGTATAGGGATTTACAAATATCTGATGGTAAAACAAACAATATTCTGTATGTAGATGGAAGTGCTGGCAATGTTGGTATTGGGACTACTTCACCAGCTTATCCATTAACTGTTTCATCAAATATTGCTGATGAGGGAAATATAGCAGCATTCTTCGACCCGACTATGGCTGATACTGATTTTTTTAATATACTAATAGGAAAAGATGCTAGTACCCATGATTGTGGTGTTATTAGGTTTAACCATACCGCTGATGGCGATGCTACTAATTTTCTGTCTCTTGGGCTTTTCTCAACACATAATACCTTATGTGTTACGTCTAATGCTCGTGTTGGGATTGGAACTACTTCACCAACGGAGCAACTGGAAATTGAATCTGCTACTGGCGGAGCAATGAGTCTTAGACGTTTAGATGCAGGTACTATTTCTGGTGATGAAGTTCTTGGAGAGATTCTTTTCAAGGGAAGACATTCTGGCACTGCTGGTACAGGTGCAAGGATAGCTGCATATGGTGACTCAACGTGGACTACAGATACCGAGAATAATCCTACAATATTAGCTTTTTATACTCAAGATGATAGCGATGATGACGACATTGGTTCTGGAGCTGGTACTCCAAGGATGGTAATTAACAATGATGGCAATGTCGGTATTGGGGTTACTGATCCTGATGTTACCTTGGAAGTTCTATCTGGTACTACCAATCAATTAAAATTATCTTTTGATGGGACTGATAATTGCACATTTGGTGTAGATACTGATGGCTATCTCACTGTTACACCAAGTGGGAGTAAGATTCTTATTGCAGATAATGATAGCATAGGTTCTTCTTCATTTGCTTCTGGCTTTGCTGGCAATGGATGGATAGTAGATGATGGCACTGCTGCAGATGCTACATTTGATAATTTAAATATTCGTGGCACTCTAAGTGTATATGAGCTCTTAATACAGCAAATAAGAGCTACTAATGGTAATGTTCTGATTACATCTTCTGCTAAAGTAGAGAGTGTGAGTGGACTTGCGACAGATGATGATGCTGGTACTATAACATTTGAGCCTGCTATTGCAAATACATGTCCATTTGTTGCTGGCGATATAATATTATCTCAGCAAGTAAATCCTGGAGCTCTTGTAGCAGTAGGTGCTGCATCTTCTGGTGTTACTGGACTTATAAAGAAAATGGTGTATAGGGTGGCAAGCGTAAGTAACAATATAGCTACTGTTACTAATATAAGTGGAGGGAGTGAAACAGCTTTTGATAATACAGCTATTCCAGTAGCTGGAGATGAATTTGTAAGAATAGGGAACTACGATGATAGTAGTTATGCAAGTAGGCAGAGTGTTATGTATCTTACATCTGATGATACTAATGCTCCATTTATAGATATGAAGGGTGACCTTAATAGTTATGCTGATTGGACTAATGAAAATTCAACTAAGCTTAGACTTGGTAGGCTTGATGGTTTAACTGCTGGTGGTACTAATGAATATGGATTATGGGCTGGTAAAAGTACAACTAATTATATAAAGGCTAGTAATGAGGGCGTATTTTTAAGGGCAGATGCAGATACATATTTATCTATGGATGCTTTAGGAGGCCCTTCTAATGATACTCCAGCATTAGAATTTTTTGATACCAATAAAAAGATGGAAATCTATGGTGGTAATATCGTAATGTATGCTGATAATGGTTCTACTGTTATGGCTCAATGGGCCAATACTACTCTTACTTTAGGTGGGGCTACAGGAGCTACTAATGATTGTGTTGTAATGTCAGCTGCTGGCGGTGTAAAGATATATGATAATTCAACAGATTTTGTTCATATAAGTTCTACGGGTATGGCAGTACATGCTGGATCTGCATCTCTTCCAGTTGCTCAGTTTGGTGCTGATACTTATATTGGGTTAGTAGCTAGTGAACATATAAAACTAACAGGTTCTTCAATGGAGATGAAAGATGGAAGTACTGTTATGATGACTCTAGCTGCTGGTAGTATAGGCATGTCTGGGGTGATTGAAATAAGCAGTGCAGGTGGTACTGATAATGTATGCATTGGAACCTGGACAGAAGATGCTGCCACGCATCCTGACAGAGCTGGTACTCAGAAGAATGTATGTATTGGAGTTGAATCTGGTAAAATGCTGGATGCATCTGGTGGCACTGGTCAAGCCTCTTATAATCAATTTATAGGATGGGGTGCTGGCTATCAGTGTTCATCAGGTGCTTCAAATGTAAATATAGGAAATGCTTCTGGGGCTTACAATACGACAGGAGATAGCAATGTTGCTATTGGAAGTGGTGCACTGTTCGGTGATACTGTGAATAATAGCTCAGGTGACAATAATGTATGTATCGGTGCAGCTGCAGGTGGTGCTATTGAAGAGGATCAAGGTTGGGGTTCTGCCTATGAGAACACAGTTATCGGTGCCCTTGCTATGCCATGGTGCCCCTCAGCTAACAATATGATAGCTATAGGTCACTATTCTGGGGGGAGTATTGCGTCAAAAACGATTTATACAGGTAGTAATTGTATTTTTATTGGTGAAAGCGCAAGAGGTGATGCTGCTGGTATAGAGCAGATTGCTATTGGAAGAAATCTCGCTTGTACTGCCAATTCAACACTTAGAATAGGAGATTCTGGTGCTAATATTTTTTATGATTTTTCAAGTTCTGGCGGTACTATAAGTGTAACATCTGATAAGAGGACTAAGAAAAATATCACCGATACAGATATTGGCTTAGATTTTATAAACGCATTAAAGCCTATAAAATTTGTTGGGAAAAATAAACATGACTATCCAGATGAGTTTAATGTTGATAAGAGCGTAGATAGACAACCTGACCCTACAAGAATTCAAGATGGATTTATAGCACAAGACGTTAAAGAAACTATGGATGACTTAGATGTCACATTTTCTGGATGGAAAGAAGACGATGATACTAGGCAAATGATTGGATATGATGTATTCGTAGTTCCACTCGTTAAAGCAGTGCAAGAATTATCAGCAAAAGTAACAGCCCTAGAGGCACAAATAAATTAAAGGGAGCAATTATGGGAAAGCGTAGATATAAAAAACATAAGAGAATGAGTGAGGACTATGCCTCAATAAAGGCTGCTGGAAAGAAACGAGGCTTATGGGGTTCTATTGGCTCTACATTACTTGGTGGTCTTGCTATGCTGGCTACAGGTGGAGCAGCGGCACCTGTTGTTGCTGGTCTTATGGCAGCTGGAGGTTCTTTTGCTGGAGGACATATAGGTAATTGGCTTGCTGGTAAAACTAAAGGTGGAAAACTTAAAGGTACCAAATGGTATGGAAGTCTTGGAGAGGAACTTGGTACTCAGATTAAAGAGGGTATAAATGTAAAGGCATTGAAATCTGGATTCAGTACTATGCTTATGGCAGGAGGAGGAACAAAGGCAGTTTCCAAGTTATTTGGAAAAGGAGGATCTACTGTTACGCCATCACTAGAAGGAGTTTCTGGAACAAATAAATTAGCGGGTTATACTAAAGGTCTCTTTAAAGGTGGACCCAAGGGTGATCAAACAGGATTTGGAAGTTTGATAGATTTCGAGGGTAGTACTTTATATTCGGGTATGAATAAACTAGGCAGTATGCTAGATACAAGAAAGATAAAGAAACTTCAAGTTGGTGAGGGCTTAGTTCCTACTGGCCAGGGAGATATGGTAGGGACTGGCACACTACCAAGAGGAAAGGGAGGTGTTCCAGATTTAGATCAGTTATTTGCAGAAGAGCTTGAATTGCCTGCTATAGAAGGTATTATTGATCAAGATGTTGCACGAGCTGGTAAAACTGAGGTAGGAATTTTTGATGTTGATCTGGAGGATGGTGGCTCTTGGACTCCTCCTGGTGTGAAGTCTAAAGAACCATTTTATGCAAAAACCCAATCAGCATATGATGTAAGACAAAACCAGATATCTGGTATGCAAGATTTTCTAAGTGATCCTAAAAATGTGAAACAATATGGGAAACAATTATATGAAGAAGGTGGAGGTATATCTCCGTTAACTGGATATGGAGATGTAGAAACTACTAGAGATTTATTGGCTGACGTTGCAACTCCACAAACCTCTGGGTATCAGCCCCAAAAAGAAAGTTTATGGGATAAGATTAGTGGAGATTTTCAAGCAAAAAGTGATCTTAAGCTTGCAAAACGTGGGTTTAATCTTGAACAACCTAATGTTCCCGTTGCATTGGAAAACGAATTCTTTACAGGTAACAATTATCCATTAGCAGACACAGACTTTGGTTTTTCAACTTTCGATGAATCATCTTGGGCTGAAGGAGAGAGAACATTAAGTAATATTGATTATGATCTTGCAAATAAAAATATACCTTGGAAAAATAGATTTTTCCCATCAAATAAGTCTGGCAAACCTGGTGGGTTTGATCCTAGATATTAATTGGAGATTAGATTATGAAGATATACAATGAAATAGTAATAGATATGAACCCTGAGTCTTCTTTTTATGGGGAGACTTTGCATGAAGATAGTTATGAGTATCAAGGTGATATGATGCTATGTGGCGAGAGATTTGCATGGAATACTGGTATGAGTTTTACAGATGCGAAAGGGGATGTATGGACTTCAGATTACTGGTTAAATGCCTTTAATGAAACTACCGAAATAAAAATTTATAAAAATGGTAATTTAGACAATCAGTATGATACTGATGGCTCACTGAAGAATGCCGAAGCAAATGCTAATGTGCAAGCCTATATTGATAAACAGCAGGGAGACTTTACCTGGACGAAAGGTGAATTTGATCCTACATCTGAAGAATTTAGGCAATCTGTAGAAGAGACAGGTGGATTTGGTGAGATTTCAAAAGGATATGGACAGGATCCAATGGATTTTGAGAAATTCTATGGAGCACCTTTAGACTATGCAAAAGAACAATATGGAACAGGGAAACAAGCATTAAGTTTACAGACTGGAAAAAGCTTAGGAGATATATATAGCCAAACAGAACAGGCTCAGGTTGCTTCTGGATTTGAATCTAGTGGAGCAATTGATTATACAAAGACTAAGGCAGCGACGGGAGTAATGGGTGACTATCTAACTCAACAACAAGAATTGTCAAATCAATTAGCTTTTAAAACAGCAGACTTTTGGAAGACAACAGAAGATCAATTTTATGCAGAGTTAGAAGAAAATATTGCTGCAGAATAAATTAAATATTAAGGAGAAATAAAGATGGTGTACGATCCAAGACCTAGAGTTTCAATGACAGTAGAGCAAAGTCCATGGCAAACATTCTTTGAATCTATACCAGATACTATACTTGCATTTCATCAGTTAAATCAACAGCTTGGTGCACGTCAGGAAGAGTTTCAATGGAGATCGGCTGAGGCTGCTCTTGATAGGGAATTTAAGGTACAGCAGAACGAATTATCTATAGCTGCAGGACAATATAATGTTCTACAGGAAAGATTATTTAATCTTGAAGATCAGATGATTGGATATGAACTTCCTTATAGTAAGACCACTACATCTGATGGAGCAGATTTAATTACTGGAACGGTAGGAGATCTTAAGACTGGCATTGGACAAAAGTCAGAACAAATAGGTCAAATACAACAAGCTTTAAGTGAGATTGAAGCAGCTAAGGATTATGCTGGGGGTTTAGCAGATGAATATGGCAGTCTTATAAAGGCTGGTAAAGATGAGTTATGGAGAGATTATCTTCTTGAGGGTGATATCACTATGGGTGAAGGTGGAGAACTTGTTGGTACTGGTGAGATGGCTGTGTATCTTGAAACACTTAGAACTGGTACTCCTGGACAGAAAGAACAATATGAGAAGTTAAAGGATGCTAACTATAGACGTGCTATGCTTAGCTCACTTAGAACTATAGAGGAAGCTAAAAATCTTGAAGCTATTGATGTACAGCTGGATGCGGCAAAACTTAACATGGAATCTACAAGGTTAACTATCTCAAAGAATGAATTTGAATATTCTGTAGCACAGTTGGATCAATTAGATGAACAGGTTGGAGATATATATATAAATACCGCCTTATCTGCAAAAGCTAATTTTAGATATATTTCTGATGGGGTAGCTTATTCTATCACTGATTTATTTTCTAAAGCTGCAATAGATATAGATGCTTTTATTGATATTAAACAGGATTTCCTTAATGATCCTCTTAATTATGCAATAGCCCATGAAGCTGAAGCTTTTATCTCAGGTATTCAACAGGCGGCAGCTAGTGGTATGGAGGATTCAGAATTCGTTGTTAGATTCCAAAAGGCTGCTTATGATAATTACATACAACTACAAAATTTGACCGAAACTTTAATGAGCAATGTATCAAGAGAAAACAGATCATTAAAAGAATTTCTAGAAGCTCTTCCTGATAGCGATAATACTAAAGCAACTTATAAGAGATTGAATGACAAGCATACAGGCTATAAGCGTTTAGGTTTATTTAGAAGTGGACCTGAAATGCTCGACAGAACTGCTCAAGTTGTTAATATGCACAATGAAGCGCAAGCAATACGGCTGGGTCTTGATGCCTCAACAGCTGGACATATAGCAGAACATGGATTAGGTTTAAGAGAACCTGAAGATTACTCGCCTACAGGTGATATGACGCCTAAAATGCAGCAGGATTTAGAAGTAGCCCTTGCTACTCTAGCATCTTATACGCCAAGTGCAGACCCTGCTGTTGTAGGAACTAGTGCAGTATTTGATCAGAAGATTAGTGCTGACTCAACCCAATTAAGTCAGGTGAATGCTTCTTTAGATGCTTTACAAGCAATTGGGATGGGACGTAGTCCTGATGCTATTGCTTTAAGAAATGAAATTAGTGACTTAACTCAACAAATATCTAGTGATAAGATGACTAAGGCATTTGCAGCACAAAGTGCAGAAATGTTCCCAGGAACATATTATACTTCTTTAGGTGGTAGAATAATTACTGAAGAAGAAATACAGCAAGCAGCTGATGCTACTGGTAAGACAGTGGAAGAAATAAAAATGGCTATCAAACAGGAACAAGAAGATCTTCAGAAGCGACGACCTGCAGGTTATATGGACCCAGATAGATCCAGTATGTATGGGAGGAGAGTGAAATAATGGCTAGCCTATTTGATAGACAGAAATTTAAATCTGAACTAATGTCTCGTGGCATAACTTGGACTAATGATGAGATAGATAGTTATATGGATAGTATGAATTTAGGGGCAGGAAGTAAACCTAAATCTTATCTGCCATATAAACAACAAGCATTAACCCAGGCACAGTCCCCTGGTATGTATGAGATGCCTGCTCTAGAAGATCCTTTAATGGAGCCTACTGCACCCGAGAACGCTGCTTTAGACTTTGTTGGTAACCTGGTATGGGAAGCATTCGATGTAGGCACATTCGGTGCGTTAGGGGCCTTAGATTACGATGACTATCTAGAAAACATAGTTACTGGTGGTGGTCCAGGGACATTTGCAGGTAGAGTTGGAGCTGGACTTGGTGGTTTAGCTGGATTCTTACCTCCAATGAGACTTATTAAGGGTGCTGCTGGAGCTGCAGTTAAAGGTCTTAGTACATATGGAACTAAGCAGGCTGCGAAAACTATGGTTCAAAAGGGTGCTAATGCTCTTGGTAGAACTAAGTATAGCAAGCTTGATAAAGCTTCTCAGGATGCAATATGGAAACCATTTACTGATACCTTAGGACAATATGGACACTCTCTTGAAAACCTTGCTACTAGAGAAAAGTTTTTAACTAAATTAAATAATCAGATTAGACCTATTATAACTAAAACCCTTAAAGCTGCTGGAATTAATCCTAGTACTAAAGTTATTAGTAAGGTAGAGGAAATTGTAAGGACTAGTATGGGAGCTGCAGAAGGTGCTGCTATGCCCATATGGAATCTACAACAAAGAATTGCAGTAGCTTTAGGTGGCAGTGCAGGAGCTGGTAAGATAGCTAGCGTTGCATCACATGTTATTGAAGAAGCAGCTGTATTCGCTGCAGTAGAAACTCCTATGGAAATCATGAACTCTATAGATGAATTTAGAGATCCAGATATTCCTGGAACTATAGGGCATGCTGTAACACTAGGTAGTGCGCTTGGTCTTATTAGATTTATACCTGGTGGTAGAGATATGCCTATAATGAAGTCAGCATTTCATCGTCTAACTAAAATGTTTCAGAATAAACAAAGCTTAAGATCTCTAGATTATGGAACTAAGGAGGCTAGAACATTGCTTGAAAAGTCTGCTCTCTCAATGTATAAGGCAGATAAAGAAATGTTTAATGTTGCTGTAGGTAGTAAGGGTTTAGAGAAGCTTGGCCTTGATCGGATTACAAGTGCTAGTACAATCAAAGAGCTTTCTAAAACCCAGAAAGGATCTGAGATATTATCTGATGCTATATATCAGATAGAAAAGAACTGGTCTAAAAGATGGTGGCCAGAGTTTATGAAAAACTCTCTTCAAGATTTAGGAGGGTCGTTCCCAAGGATGGCGGCAGGAGCTATGGCATTCAATTGGGAGATAGTCTTTGATGACCATGTTCCTCTGGAAGATAAGGTATTTAATATCTTGGTGGGAGCATTCATGACTAAGCGTGGACGTGCACTAGACTTTATAGATGCAAATGGTAAGCGTGTTGCATGGAAGCATACACAACGTCCTTGGACATATGATAATAAACTTCAAGATATAAGTAAGTACTTGCGTATCCTAGGCACAGATAGTCCTAGTTTAATATTTGACTCTATGCTTAGAGAGAATGAACAGCTGAATGAACTAATAGCCTTAGAAGATACTGCTGATATGCAATCTGTTATGAATGTTATGGAGAAACATAAGGTACTTGTTAGTTCAGAAGAGAAAAGAAAACCTAGAAAGAAGCCTGAAAGTGCTACAGATCATGAGCTATATGATTATATACGTGCTCTATCTGGACTTTATGTTCATACTAATACTGACAAGAGAATGCTTGGAGTGGATGAGTTAAGTCTGAAACAGTTAAAAGCTATAGAACGTGACCTTAGTAAGATAGAATTAGTTTCTAAGACAGGTGAAGGTGGACTGATAACGATAGCAGACATGGAAGATGTTGCCTTTGATGCTAGCAAGAAAGATACCGAGAAACTTATTGATCTGTATAAAACTGTAGTTAAGGATATGTATGCAGTTATCGGAGCTCCAGAACTTAAGATGGATGATATGGTAGTTACACAGCTTAATGCATCTGATATCGCTGCATTAAAAAAACCAGAAGCTAAGGTGGCTATGGCTCAATTACAGCAAGTGAGAGATTTGCTTGGCAAGTATGGTATTATTCATGTTTCAAAGATTACTAAGCAAAAATCTGCACAACGTGTACCAGAAGGAAGGGAAGATGCAATTATAGAAGCTATGAATAGATTAGAAAATGATCTTCACCAGCTTATATATAAAGGTGAACCTATTCATGGAGAGTATGCTCCAAAGATAGGTGAAGAGTTTCTTGATAATGTTATACACAAGAATGCTATCTACATGTCTATTCGGGATAGTCATTCAAAATTACAGACTTTAGGTGGTGCTGCTAGCTGGAAGCCCAATCCTCGTACAGGCAGGGTTGATACTAAGCATGTAAATGATTTGATTTCTGATTTATTTACTGATGAGCTAGGTGTATTAAGTCAAAGAGTTATTGTCAGTGAAGATATAAGTAAAAAGCTTCCTGAAGATTATGAATCTATACAAGAGTTTGCTAATACTGTTCTTGGAATATTACCATATTCTACTAATTATAGAAGTCCAACTGGATTTGGAACCTCAGAAACCAAGACTGTGTCTTATAGTGAGATGAAAGAGTTGAGAAGAATGTTTAAGGACAACGGCATGGGAGGATTTGCTTTTAAAGGTGATGATCTTCATATGTATATCAATGAATTCAAGGGATATGCTATTGACAGGAAGGTTTCCTCTGCAGTTAGGACAGATGGTAAACCTTTCAGTGGATTAGATAGGGCTAAGATTGGTACTCTCATTCAGACTGGACTTGTAAATGAGAAGATGGAAGTAATAGATATAGTAAGGGAAGTCAATGCTTTGATTAATCTTACTGGTGATCCAGAGGTTATGTCTAAGCTTATGGATTATAATATAACACATTCTTCAAAAGGAATGACTTTAACTGGTGATATAATAGAAGCTTTATTTCCAGAAGCTTCTCTTGATATGAAAGAACAGACTAGAAATATGCTCATAGGCTTAGAGCAATATGCTAAGACAATGGGAGTTGAATTGCCTGAAGTAGTTACCAATCTTCATGCCAAATATCAACAACATATTGAGCCATATATACTTAGAGAAGGTAAGGGAATTTTAGATCTTAGGACTGATATTGTTGCTGAGGCTCCTTTAGGTACTATGCATGAACTAGTTGCTAAACTTGATATGGTAGATCAACAAGTAATGAGGGAAAGCCATCGTTCATTAATGGAAACTATAGAAAGATATTCTAATAGAGATGGTATTACAGAAGAACAACAGCAATTTATAAATAAAATTAGAAATGATTTCTGGAATAGAACTGGGGAGACTGCTAAGATAGTATCTCTTCTTGCTAATTATGGACATACAAGTGAAGAGGGAGACTTTATTCCTTTATATAATAGAGAAACTAAAGAACTTGATCTAGAATTTGCAGGTGCTAAAGAAGAAATGATGAAAGCTTTCAAGGCAATGGATCAGTATATCCCCTCTCGCTTAAGAAGTGAACTTGTAGAGCAGAAGGTCAGGGAATTATCTAAAGAGAAATTATTTGAATCAGATAATAGCAACACCATCTCATCTCAGTCCTTTATAAAAGAATATAATCTTGCATTAAAAGATAAGGAATGGCTTGCAAAGACGTTGGAGGGGCCCGATCCACTGACTGCTATAAAGTCTGCAGGGGCTCACTTCGCTGACGCTAGTGGCAATAAGAGATTCTTTGATGATATGACTGTCACCGAACAAGGTAAGCTTATTGATGATGTGATTAGATTGTCATTAACTATAGGCGAAGGTAGAACACTTAAGAGGCTTACTGTTGGACAGGGCTATGGTGTGCATGCTGATTTTGATAATACAGTAACTAACAATCCACTCTTTAGATTCTTAGATGATATATTGGGTTATGGAAATTATTCGATTGTAGGACGTGAAGTTGAAATGGGTATTGGTAAAAGAGATTCCAGGACAGATCAGAAGGCAATGAATGCATTAGTTGAAAGATTATCGAAGGGTGGAGCAGCGTCTGATGTTCAGATGAGGGCTGAGCAAGGTGCAGATACAGTTAAGATGGAAGCAATGGAAGGCCATATATTTATGGGTATAGGTGATTACTCATGGGGCATTGCTATACCTGAGAGTAAAGCTGAGGTATTATATAATAAGTTTGGTGAATTCATTACTACTAAAGAAGGTGACTATAAGGGACAATATAAATCTGTATTTAAACAGTTGAAAAGAATACAGAAAGATAAGGGTGAAGATGTACTTGATGATGATGGTAATGTTATAAGTAGAGTCTATAAAAGCTCTGATTCAGAGGGTGATAGTTTTTATGCAGAGCAGATGGCTACTATAATGTGGATGGATAAGATGGCTGGAGAGGTATGGTGGGATCATCTTGCTGCAACAACTGGTAAAAATACAAGAGAATCTGCAGCTGCAGTATCTAAATGGGCTAAGCGTATACGATTAATGTCTAATATAAGTGCAAAAGAACTTTCTGATGCACATGTAGATAGGGTAGTGAGTCTCCATAAAACACATGGCACATTGGAGAAGGAATCGCTTACTAATCTATCAGCCTTGCAGAAGAATAAAGGTTTGAATACTATTATAGTTAGAGATGAAGGTGATGCTGCAGATATGTTCTCCACAATGGATAAAGTATTGAAGCAAATAAATGATGAGAATGCTGCTGGAGCGATGACCATGAGTGATAGAGATGATATCAGGTCCGATAAAACAGTATGGGATGGCAATAAGAAAAGAGCAGATGCCAGCATTGCAGACTCTGTAATGATTATGCCTCTCAAATGGTTTAAAGCATTACAAACTATCTCTGGCTTTGGAAGTATGGGTAATATTGGCGGTATCAAGCCCCTTATTAGCAGCACAGGAGATGCTGTGTTGTTTGGTAAGACAGCTATCCTTCCAGATACTAGGTTTGATGGTTTCTTTAAGAAAAATAAGAAGGTACATGCCATACTAATGGATTCAGGTGCAAAGATAAAGAATAAAAATATAAATGTATTTGACACAGCTGGTAAAGACTTTGCTAGCCTTAAGAATGACAAGATCAAGCAGGAAGATTACATTGTACATCTCCCATGGAAGTCTATAAATACTGGAAGTGCTGTATCAAGTGACCATTCTGCTACTATCTCTTATCAGCTTACAAATGAAATGAATGCTGGTCATTCTAATTCATTCTATGATTGGCTTATTGCTGACAATGTAGAAAAGTATGATAAGGTTATGGCTAGATTTTCTAATACCAATAACTCTATTGGCTCTACAGCATTTGCCAGGACTTTAAAGGAGCCAGGTACAGGAGATAATGCTGCCCTTTCTGTAATGGATATGTGGCTTGGTGCATCTAATGGAGGTGGACCAGTTCATTTCACTGGAGTTCTTCCTATCTTAAAGAATTCTATAAAGAAAAAGTTCTTGGATAATGGTCTCTTGCAATTACATAATGATCATGGCAGTCAAAGTGTTATGAGTCCCTTCTTAGGGGACAACTGGAATGAACTTAGGAACACTACCTTTAAAGGAAGGGGTGCTGATAGATCTATCTGGACATATGGACAGGCACAGATATCTAATGTTAATATACATAAGACTGTTAATTTAGAGAGACTTAATTTTGTAGATCATATGGATGGTGCACGAGATGCATTGTTATCTTTTTCAGAGATAAAGAAAACAGCTAACTTTAAAAAGGCAATAAAAAATGTAACTAATAATCAGCGCTCTGAATTGGCTCCTAAGGAGGAGCTGGGATTCGTGTATGAAGTTGTTCAGGAATGGAATAAAATAACAAAATCAAATCGTGAGATAGCACTAGTATTTCATCGTACTCCTAGTACTCGTCAGAGTGATAAAATTATTGTTGGACTTAAAGGTTTTACTAAGGCTGCAGAAGGTAACCAGGCTAGATTAAATGCATGGGATACGTTTGCCAGAGCAGAAGCAGACTTTGATATAGATAAGATTAATTATTGGTGGGATACTCCAGATGATATCTTAAGATTATGGAGAGATCAATCTGGCAAGACTCCTTTTGTATCTGAAGAACCAATGATATCTAGAACTACTTTAGATAATAATTATGATTGGCTTAACCCTCAGTCAATGCGTCAGATGAGTACAGATATAGCTCATGCAGAAAAGATGCGTGGTCAGGTAGTTAAGGCTCAGAGAATAGTTCAGTTTCTATCTCAGTATAATTCTACAGATGATGCAAAAGGATTTACATTAGATTTATCTGGTGGATTTAGACCAGCAAAAATGCCAAAAGAAAATGATACCAGAATAGTATTTGATTTTGAGAAGCTTGATGCTAATAGGCATTTGCTAGCTGAAGATATACAGAGGATTATTGATTCACAGAATGGGTATCACAAAGAGTTATACACAAATGATTGGCTGGATAAGTTTTTGTTTGGTGATGGTGGTGCAAGATATGAAGGGCTATTTAAGAAGGAAGTATATCAGACTGATCCAAATCTAAAGTATGGAGGAAAGGGTTGGCAGGATTATTCTACAATAGATAATGTAGCGCAGCCTTCTTTAGGTAAAGCTGAAAGAGAAATCATAAAGGCAGTTATTTCTCCATATAGATCATTACTCCAAGTTGGTACTAGCATATATGAAGGAGGAGAAGCTAAGTCTCCTAGATATGACGATCTTATTGAACGTATGCAAACTTATGATAGTCAAATGGGTAGATTACCAAGCCGTGTTTATCATACTTTGAAGTATAAGTTTGGCAATCCTAAGAGTAAAGAATATGATGAAAATGTCATGACACGAGTTGATGAGATATTTAAAAAGAATGACTTTAATCCTTTAGGAGAGTTTGGTAGTAATGCTAAGACACAAATGCAAGTGGGACCTAATGGTTTAAAAGTAGATTCAGAAGCTCAGAGGAAACTTCCATTTGAACGTATGCTTGCAACAGTTGCTAATGGTGAATACTTATCTCAAGATAGTCCAAGGTCTCTCTGGGGTGATGAGCTAGGACAGTTTGAAAACTTTTACAATGAATTGATGGGTGCTGGTAGAAGTGAAGAGCTTCGTACAAATGTTTATAAAACTATGGCAGGTGAACTAAAAGATGACATGAAAAGGTTAAAGTTTTTAAATTTCCTTAGATGGAAGGAAGGTCAGCAGAATAGATCTCTTAATAATGCTAAGAAGGATGGCTATATGAATCAAGCTGATAGAATAGCTACTGACCTGGCTGAAACAACTAGCCTTAGAATGGAAATTGAAGGCAAGATAGTAAATGAAGAGGGTACTATTAAGGCCATGCTTGATGTTGCAGTTAATAGATATAGCAAGGAGATCTTTACTTATCCTCAAAGTCATAGAGTAGAAGGGGTTCCAAGGTTTGAGAATAATAAGAAGGCTAACAGTTGGATAAAAAATAATAAAAAAGTATTATATGAAATAGCATCAAAAAAACCAATTAAATATCGTGCTATTAATTCTCCTGAATACAGGGATGCATTAATATTTCATGAGATGCTCAGTAAATATGAGAATATCTTTATAGATCCTGGTCTAGATCTTGGTAGGAGATTTGAGGATTTCAATGAAGATCTTAGAAGTTTTGACACTAAGCGTAGAGAAATGTGGAAGATGTTCTTCGGGGACAAGAAGAGGATAGAATCTTTTGAGCCATGGTGGAATGAAACTCGTATAATGAATACACTTACAAATGAATTCAATGGTTTATTTGATAAATGGAATGCCGTTCAGCCAGGACTTGGAGAATTGTTTTTATGGAAAACAATGCTACCTAGACCTATCAAGGGAGAGTATACATACTTCAATGGCAAGCTAGCACCAGCATTTAGAGAAAGTGATATGAGCATGGTTAAATTTGGCCTTAGATTTGTAGCTAATGCTGATGCATCTAGAATGAGTAATTTTAAAGCAAGGATGATCTTTGATGTTTTTACATCACAGTATACTGATTGGTATGACTTTCTGTATAGTAATAAGCGTGGAGGTAAAGAGGGTATGACATACAGAGACATGTACGAACAATATTCTCGAGATCTATATGATAATCCTTCTCCTCTAATTGATTTTGCTCCAAAGGGTAAGCCCACCCAGGCACAAGATTTAAATGATATAGTTAAAAGTATGTTTGGAGCTCAGGATAGTTATTCATATGGATTTGTAATGCTAGATCCTAAGAGTGCTGGTGCTATTAAAGCAAGAACTCAGCATCATGTATTTCCCAGGGGATATATTCCTATTAACTATAGGGGTGGAGAACATCCTAGAATACAGGGATGGTCTGATTGGAACAGGGCAAGAGAAGGTGAGGCATATCTAATGCTAGGCGAGTCTTTGAGTAAGAAGATCCTTGGCTATAGAGAACAGCCTATAATCAAACATACCTTTAATGAGGTAAATGGTAAGTCAGAAACACAGGGAGATATGAAAACAATTATAAAAGAGAAAGTTCAGCATGAAGAAAATTCATTCAATCCTGATTGTTAAGGAGAAAAGATAATGGCATGTGTACCAAAAAGTAAGGATGCAAAAGAGAGAGGCCTTGAGCTTATGAGGATTTATAAGAGATGGGCTGAGAATGATGAGATAAAAGCATTAACTCAGGGTGATAATAAATATTGGAGAACATTCTATGAAGAGGTGACCAAATTAGATTTCGATTATGGTAGTCTTCCTAGTGCTAAACAGCTTAGAAGATTAGATCGCAAAGTAGGAAGAATGTCTAAAGATCTAAAGAAAAATCCAGGCAAGTTTGCTGAATGGATATATCTTCCAGAGAATATATTAAGTAAGAATCCTTTGACTAAAAAGTATTTTAATAGTATGATTATTACAGGAAACCATTATCGTGGTTCTCTTGAAACCTTTACTTCTGATATAGATATGATGGCTAAGATGATACGAACTGCTGCAACAGAAGATGGTGTTATGCGATACTTTGATATCAATCGTAAGAGTGCGCAACAAGAGATCCAGAAGATGGAATCTAAATTCCAGGAACTCTTAACCCAGGATCCAAATAAAGCTGAAGCATATTATCGTAACAATCTTGAAAGAATGACAAAGACTGAAGAGGTAAAGGTAGTCCAAGCTGTCTATGATCTAATTACTGATCCGAAAAAATTATTTGTAGCTAAGGGTAGGGAAGATTCTTTATACAAAAAGTATGGTACGTCTGCAGTACAGATAGCCAGACTGTGGGTAGGTGGTCAGGAGGCAGGTCAGTATACTCTAAGGAATGGCAAGAAGGCTGGCATGCGTGACAAACTTTATGAGGTACTTGAAGATGGACTTAAAGCACATGTTGAAATCCTTGGTGCACATGCTAACAGGACTGGATCTCTTGACCAGACCAAGAAGAAGGTTGATGCTATTTTAAATCAATTTCAAAAGCAGAAAAACTTTTATCCCACTCAAGCATTAGGTATTTTCCCAGCTCTTAATAAGGTCAGTGAACTTATTTATGATTCTAATACTAGTAAAGCATTGGAAAAATCTTTACCTGAAATACATAAGGTAATGGATGCTATAGTTGAGGACTTGAAACTAGATCCACATACATTTCTATCTAAGGGTGACGTAAAGCGTAGATCTAAAGATGTTATCACTGTAATAGATCAGTATGCTAAAGATGTTGTGAGGTTTAACTATGTACAGCATTCAACTAAGAATGTTATGAATGCATTAAGAGATCTTTCTGGCATGGAAGGTACTGCCTTAGAAACACAGGCTAACTTCCTGGCTAGATATGTTGGTGAGACTCATTCTACTGCTGTAGGTGCAAGGCATAAGAATTCTAAGTTTGCACATATAGCTAAAACTATTACTGCTTGGCAATTCTTTCAGAAGTTAGGGTTTAGTCCAGGTACTGTAGCCCGTAATGCTACCCAGTCTTTACAGAACTTTGTTTACTTTGGAGCCAAGGCATGGAAAGACTCTGGTACTTATGTAAAATCTAAACAGCTTGGTGATCAGATTAAAACAGAGATGGAAACACATGGAGTATTCTTTGTGAACTTAGAAGAGATTGCTCATACTGGAGACATGTTAGAGAATGTAAAGCTTGTAGATGGGGAAGTTGTAAGACATGAGCCTGGATATGGTGATTGGTTTCAGTCATCTGTAGAAAAGTTAGCAAAGATTAGTGGTAAACCCATGCAATGGGTAGAGAATAAGGTTAACCGTGCTACTACATTTAAGATTGCATATGCTAAAATGCATCAGGATCTTAGTAATAATGATGGACTTATCCAGAAGAGAATGCAAGGTAGTCTTCGTAAAGGACAGAAGATTGAAGATGCTGTAGCAAATGAGATAAACAGAAGGTCTAGTCGTTTTGCAGCTAACATGGTCAAGGAGTTGCATTATGAATACAGTCCTTTTGCTAAACCTAAAGCTATCCAGACAACTGCAGGATCTATACTTGGACAGTTCTCTACCTATGGTATTAATTTCTTTGAATATAATAGAAAGATAGCAACTGAAGCTGGTGATTCTATACTTGCTGGAGACTGGAATAGTTCTGAAGCAGCTAGATTATATAGAATGGCTTCACTTTATGCACTGACTACTGCTGTCCTAGAACCACTTACTAATGCCAAGTGGACTAATTTAATAGAGCATGATACTTATGAAAGATTAGGTCAACTGTTTGATTTTATGACTGGTGACGAAGCAGCAAGAAAGAGAACTTTCTTTGGTAAGGGTCCAGTTTTGGGGACATTTGGAGGTCCATTTGTCAATGATTTATTTACTTTAGGTAATGTGATTGGTTTTACTAAGCTTACTGATAATGAATTGATATCATATATGCAGGGCTATAAACAGAAGGCTAGAGATGTAGATGATAGACGTATGAAGGATGCAGTTGGTCTTCTAAACATGCAGCTATCTAAATTTATATTCTCTACTGCTCCTAAGCTAAAGAATGGTACTGGATTTATGACTGTACTTGGTCAAGACTATCTACAGCTATGGAATACTAGTGATATAAAAGAGAGACGTGAACAGATGTTATTGTATCCACATAAGCATGGACCTAAGATTCTCAAACCATACTTTGAAACTTTGAAACAGAAGAAGGAACGACAGAAGAGGACTGCAAAAGTTCTTGGCATTAAGCCGCCACAAAAACTAGACTATAGTAAAGCTTTAGAATCTTTGGATGCACTGTCTGAATGGGGTAGATAGAATCGTTTTTAACGAAAAAGTTATCTGATCCTGAAATACTATTGAAAACCTAATTAAAAAGGCCCCCTACCCTACGTATATACTTTTGAAAGGTCACTATGGCATCGAATTAAGCCCGTAAAGGGGTGTTTAAGGCACTTTCTCACTTTTTTTGATATTAAGTACCACTTTGATATAGCAGGGGCTAAAATTGCTTCTAGCCCCCACTTTTTGTTAATTAATCAGGTAAATGTCTACTTTCTTTTTTCAATATTTCTACAACTGTAAAATTGATTATATCTGCCATATCCATCACCATTTTTCTAAAAACTGGATAAGTTGGATGATGAATATCCATGTTTTGAATCTTCTTTAGTTCTTTTTTATATTTGGGATTATTTATAAGATCCATTATTCTCCTTGGTTTTATTTTCAGCTTGTAGCATGTCACAAAATACGGTAAAGGGTATTGCTACGTATGGCTCTTTACCATTCTTTTTAAAGACTATAGCTGATGCGCTACAGTCAGGCCTATTAGCTTCACACTGCTCTATAGCCTTCCATATTTGCAATCTTTCTACATTTTTACACTCAAAGCTGAATGTGCATACTTCTTTAGCTGCTGGAGTTCTGACGATATCTTCACCTGTCATGCCCATTGTCTGGGACTTTATATCATCAGGATGCAACTGCGTGTATACATCTCTTAGCATATCTCTTACATAATTCTGAAGTCTACGTCCTTTAGCCTTACTTGATCTTGCGCTTCTTTGCATCTTCTACCCCCAGTTGTCTATATTGTGATGATAACCATTGATCTATAGCTTTAATATCTTTATATATATGATGTTTTCTTTCTTCTGAGGCAGTCTCTTCATAATGCTTCTTCTCATCATGGTACGTATATGTTACTATCTTAGCAATTAGATCAAGCTGTTTTCTAGTTATTGTCATTTAAGGTCTCCTTATCTGGTATTCCATAGCTCATTGTGAGTTTTAAGCGATTTAAGGCCTCTTTTATCTTATGATGGGGTGTACCTCCACTTTTTGGAGAAACGGCCTTTAAGGTACCATTGCACCCCAATTGCACCCTATTATACTCATCGGCTGTAGTATCTTCATATTCCATGACAGTTATTTGATTACAAGATTTACATGTCATTTTAACAAACCTTTTCTTAATCTCATTCATCTGTCACTTTTGTAGCTTGAATGGAAAACGATTCCTTACCGTAACTCTCATTTCTCCACAAAGCAATGTTTACCTTCTCTTCATTGATAGTTAATTCACCAGTAAACATAGGATGTTTGCTATTAGGTGTATGCTTTGGATTCTTATTAGCATACCCAGATCCTACCTTTTCATACTTTTTCATCTCTTTCCTCCACCATAGCCCAAAGGAGTATAAGATACACAATTGCATCCTTTATCCTCCCTCGAACATCTTCTCTTTGTGATTTATGTCCAGCTAGGTAGGCAGTTATTCCATCAATATGCTTTAGGAGGTATACCATTAGGGTTTTCTCTGGAGTGATAGAAAGTAGTGAGCCTACCCTATCAAAATTCGCAAAAATGTTATCATGGTCATGAGCATATTCTTTCTGACCATCATCCCTGGTTTGCTGTACTTGTTTCCAGATGTTGTCCATCAGACTTGTCATTTTTACGTAATTCATTCTCTGCCTCCTCTTTTTCTTTTATTTCGGCTTGCATTTCTTTTATCTTGACATTCATCCATTCATTAAATAATATATTATGTCCACTATATTCTATATAAGCAATAAGATAGGTCTGTAGTTCATGTACTTTACTAGCTAATATTTCAAGCTTCTGGTGAGCCTCAGATAAAAGACCTTCATATTCTTTGTATCCCAGCTTTTTATGTTTTTGTTTACTCATAGTCCCATCCTTATTTTGATTCTTTTAACGTCTGCAATAAGAGTATTGATTGCTTTTGCATTGGTGTCAATACTTTGTAGCAATTCAATGTAATCATCTTGGCTCATGCTCCACCTAGGAGTAGTTACCTTTTTAGGTTTCTCTTTAACTTCAGTCGGCATTTTCTGTCTCCTTGTTTTGTTTAGTTCTATCCCAAAGGTCAATCCATTGGAATCCATAATCATCTTTCAGATCTTTATCTAACATTGTTACTCCTTATTTATGTAGGGAAGGTAAGCTGTGAATTGAAAACTAGTTTAGTCCATACTACTAGCAAATAATCCTGGATTTTGACTCTCCTCAGCATTACCATTTCCCTACCATTCTATTTGGATTAGTGATTAAAAATTGATAAACCCACCAACATTTACCCTTATTTGATCCTTCTAAGGCACATTTACGTTCTCTACCTTTAATTGTAAGTTTTTTATACTTAGGAATAAAGACTGTCTGCTTATATGTATAGGGTTTATGCATTTATTTTAATCCTCTAACAAAAGCATTATTTGCAAGACGTACTCCAGGAATTGTAGTTCCATTCTTGAGCTCTTGTAATATACGCTTTTTATCTAATCTCCTAGTTATTACTTCTATCCAATATTCTTTTGGAATCGTCTCTTCATCTATGACATCTACTGCTCCTGATGATGTTGATACTTTGATAGGATTAAATACAGAATGCTTTGGTAAAGTTTCTACTTCAGCATATGTACCTACAACCAACATTTTGATTCGTTCTTGAGCTCTTTTCATTACAGCAGTATGAGTTTTCAATTTCTTGATTTGTTCTTCAAACATTTCAATCTCTTTTTCTGCTTCTTTATACATCCAGAAGATCCCATCTTCTTTTTGATGCATCTCTGTAAAAAGTTCATCGACTCTTTCCATAAGCTCTTCTTCATTGAATATCTCATAGTCATTCTTTGCTAATACTAATTCACGAGTAATATCAACTAGTGACCTGTTCATAGGCACATACCTCCGTTCCAGTTATTCTTACATCCTCTACCCAAAGCTTAACATTTAAGGTTTCACGTTCACGATTAGCTTCAGATTTAACATGTAGTTGTGTTATTTGTCCATCTTTCCCTTTAATAGGATTGACAGAGATCAGTTTATTAGCATTGTAAGCTATGCGAAATGAACCCTTAGCTGATGCCATATTCATACCTTCATGAAATGCTTGCTTAGTTATTTCACTTACAGCAAAGACAATGATATTGTTTTGCACTGCCAATTCCATTAGTCCTTGTGATGCCTCTTCTACTTTCATATTATTATCTCTCTGTTTACTACGGAGTAGTCCCATATGATCAACAACTACTACTTCAGGTTTTACAGGTAGCATAGATATTCTCTTTTGTAATTCAGCTGGATAACAAGATCCATAATCTACAGTTAACCATGAAAAGTCTTTAGTAATACCATTTCTCATACCCTTGTAATGCTCTGCAATCTCTTCTTCTGACCATCCATTCTCTATCATTACAAATCGAGACCATATTTGTCTAGGTGACATTTCCATTTCCATAAAGTATGTTGGTTTTTTCCAATGATTAACCCAATTCTGTAATAGCATTGTTTTCATACTTTTAGGAGGAGCTTGTAGAATAATTACTTCTCCAGGATATATAGGGAATTTCTGTCCATACATAGCCCCTAAATCTAATGGTTTTTGATTTGTAGTATAGAATTCAGACATTACTTTATCCATATCTGTAGCTGTCATGACTGATTGAGTTTTCTTAGATTTGTACAGTTTGCATGTATTCTTGCATAATGAATCCTTAACAGGATCATCGCAACCAAATCTATATCCAGCTCCATCATGACCTTCATAACAGTTATTGATAATAGAATCCATCTCTTCTATAGTGAATGGTTTATCAGGTAAATCTACAGATAATCTCCAATGCTCTGCAAGAATTCTTACTATTTCTTCTGGATATAACCATCTGAAATGTGCAACTACTCGAAGTGCATATGCATGTCTGTTACCGAATTTAGTACCCTCTAGCATAGTTTGTATGCATGGATAATGTACTGAATCTGGAGATCTACCTATTGACTTTGCAGCAGATACATTCTTTTCATCGGTATGCTTAACTAGAACATCAAATACTGGCTCACATTCTAATTCTCTTGGTTCTACTGACTGAGGTTTAGAAGAAAATTCTAGAATATGATCTATATGTTTATGAATCATTTTATCTGGGATATGAACCTTCCATTTACCACTTTTACCATTTCTAGTATTAAGTAGTCGAATCAATCTTGTCTTGTCAGTTACAGAAGGATCAGCATAATCATATATACCAGCAGATTTCAATGCAAATTTAACTTTAGTATGTAGATTTTTATCAGGTTTCCATCTAAATGCTGTAGCTGGAATACCAACATGAAATCCAGTACCACTAAAGTATAGATTGTATGGTATCTCTAAATCTTTCAATACAATAGTGAGACCAATGGTCTTTTGTCTTGCATTATCTGAATTAGATCCATCTACATCTAGAATGAGTTCGTCTGGCATATACAATAATCCATCATATCCTGATAAAGAATTCTTTTTCTTAGTGAATTCTATTACATAATCATCATAATCCCATAAAGACATAAATGTATCCTTACCCATATTCATCCAATCTGATACTTTTTCTTCTTGTACAAAATGATGTCTATTTTGTAATCCAAATGCTAATTCTTTTATCATAATGCGCTAATCCCCTTTCTAATATTTTCAGCTCTTTGGTGACGCTTATACCATATTTCTCCTCTAAGCATAGGATGTTTTTCTTGTAATTTACGTCTACATCTTGTAATAGATTCAGGACTAGGCATCTGAGGAGAAGCAATCAACTTCATTACTTCATTAGGACCCAAATGATCTACTATATCGGAGCCACCCATACGTTTAGTCCATAAATTAACTATTAATCTCCTATCATCATCTCTTAATATAGGATATTTAGTTAAGAAC